CCCCGATGCTGCCTCAACCATAATGTCAATATCTTTATCTTCAAGAGTATCATCCATCTTTAGATCCTTGACAACCTTCATAAATTTACGAAGATTCCTGATTGTAAGAGGTCTAATAACTCTTTTCTTTCCATCGGCAAACAAAATCTCGGTCCCCCCGAGAATGTCTTTATTCTTATCAGCCATTTTTAATTTTATCTCCTTAGTCAAGAGGGTAAGCAAAAACCCTCAAGATACAAGTTTATCACAAGATCTTGAGGGTTTGCCAATTAATAATATTTTAAATTATGTCTGATCGATGATTTTGCCGTATTCGTAGCCAGTATCTTCCGTTTTTGGAAGAATTCTGAAACCAACGGCGAAGACCGAAGCTTCCGCACGCTTCATTGTGAGCTGGGTGCTCTCCATTGAAATTGCACGTTTTGTATAGAACTTACGGGTCTTAGTTGTTGATGCATCCGAACCTGGGGCAACGCCCGTGATGACGAGAGCCTTCTCAAACGGGAACACGCTCTGACCACCGAACAAGAATGTTTTGGTATTCGCGCCATCATTGTTTGCAACAACGTCAGTTGCACCAACTGAGTCGTAGTTCCAAGAGAGAGCGAGGTTGTTCAATGTGGCTTCAGCCAGAGTCGTTTTGACCATGACCTTAACCTTTGACTGCACAACTCTTGCAGCGTCACCGTACTGGTCGATTTCAATGTCAACCATATCTGGCTCCCAAGAGATTTCAACACCATTCTGAGTAGCGCCGATGTCGCTGAAGTTGTTCATTGCTGCAATGCTAGTAGCATTGGCTGAGTCGCCCACCTTAAGGGTCGCCTCACCGACAACAATGTTAGAAACATTAACTGCCATTTTTAGTTTCCTCCTAAATTATTCAAGGACAAAAATTCTTTTGCCTTTTTTGTCACGCCATTTAGCGATCTTTTTAACATGATCAAGCCGGATTTCATCATTTCTTTTCCCGATTCCAAGTCCTTTATTCCATTCAAATTCATATATATTCTTTCCGATCCTGACTGTGTAGCCGGGTAGTTTCCCGACATATGTAATAGTAGTATACTCCATATAATATTATTGTACCACCCTATCTGGAAACATAACACAATTTAAAGTCTAAATTCATCCTGTACCAGCCATTTATTTCAAGGGGTGATACAAGATTTGCTCCAATTTGATAGGAAGACAGAATTCTGACATCGGTACCAGGCACCCCCCCAGATTTAGCTATATTGTTTCCAATATTAAGTAGTTCTATAAATCTTTCCGAGAGTTTAAAAAGACGGTCAACATTGGTATCAAAAATTGAATATTTTATAATGTCATATCTATGCCAATATTCTTCCACATTTGGAGCGATTGGGTTAAAGAAATAAACCACAAATGGGGCTGGTTCATTATCTGTTGCAACAACTGGAAAGAAATTCATTGTCTTACCAGCAATTGATATTATTGTATTATCGTTTTTTAAATACAAATTGACATCATAAACCGCTATTGTTGATATTGTCATGACCCCTCTCTAAATAAAGGTGTCTCTTTAAGTAATTCAATTATTTTATTGTTAAAAAGATCTGCTGCATAATCTGCAACCATTTGGGCATCAGCCCCACTTCTATCTCTCAATGCGTATTCATTTACATCATCAATTTCTATTGAAAAATTATCACTATCAATATTCAATTTTATTTTTGTATATCTTAAATTTTCACCAAATTTAGACACCAGATCTTCAAAGATTTGAAGATGATGGTCTGTGTATGTTCTAACAATGACTTCTTTAATATCAGAATGCATTGTTAATAATTGATCTGATAGGCGGTCTAAATCATGAGTAATTATGATCATGATGTTTCTACCACCTTTCTGATGGTAGCCAGTATGTGATGTTTTTTGCCATTGAAACCAAATTTTGGTTGTATTGAAACAATCTCAAAAGGTCCAATTTCAAGGACATTGCCATATCTATCTTTTATATTTTGTATTCTATTTTGATAATCAATATTATCTGCATACATTCCTGGAACAATCATTTCATGAATTGCAATAAATTCTTGGTAAGGAACTACTCTTTTATCACTGCCAGATGCTTGAGGGGATTGAATATTGATTGGAACAGTTGCAGAAAGAGTAAAAGTAAAAGTCTTCTGCCCCGCTGCACTAATTACAGTTTGCTTTGTATATATATCAGCAGTTTGTGAAAACCGTAAAAAACTCTTGTATGCCATCAGACCACATAATCCATCACAAACAAGGTATAGTCCATTAAGAGGACATCGGCTTCAATATTGCCTGTAGACTCATAAAAAGAATCTTTCATTTTCATCTTGACAATATCTATATCAATAGAATAAATGCCATGCCTTCTGTATTCAGAGTCGTCATTCATTAAATCAGCAATAATTAATTCTGCTGCTTGCTGAACATTCAATGGAACAGAATTCCAGCCAAAATTACCCTCAATTTTATAATCAGACCTCAATCTAAATTTTGTAGGTACAGTTAATTTATCTGCTTTATCAATTGCATCAGCTTTAAATCTTATATAATAAGAGGCTTCAAAGTTAAAAGGTTGTTTAACTCTCTCAATATTCTGTGATGAAGATGTTGTTGAATCATAAACAATTTCAGCATAATCTTTACCAGGATCTTGTGTCACTTTTGTAAGTGTACTTATTGCAAATGGCAAGTGTAAAATATTATGATTATTACCATCAATCGTAAGACTTTTATTTGGGTAGTAGTCAAATGACTGCCCACAGTGTGTATTAATTATTGCTCTAGATTTTCTTTCATATTTATCAAATAAAGCACCTTTTGATTGCTGAAGTTCTGGATACATCGTAAAAAAATCTGATGAAGTTATGTAGGGGGTGTAAACATTTATATAGGCAGATTTTGTATAAGATGTGCCCGATACAGTAAATGTAAAATCAATTCTATGTTTACCCGCTGAATTTAAAATATAGTTTCCACTGGCTTGCTGGCCATATGTAATTGTGTAAACCCCTTCCGAAGCTCTGGTTGCACCAGTTGGACCAGAAACAAGATCACCAAACTCATGATAAAGAGAAGCGCTAACAGTATTCCCAGCAGGGTCACTCGGAAGTGTGAGTGTGACTGTCTTTGATGTATTAATTTTTACTTCATCCATTGTATATCAATTTTACCAAATAAACATTTATCATATAATTTCCATATATGTCATTATATATAAATCAGAAATTTTTTGATTTATAGTTGCATCATTTTGATTTATAGTTGCATCATTGACCCAATTTGTTCCATCATATTTTAAAACATCACCCGAAGCTGGGGACGATATAACAACATCTGATAAATCATTGATAGATATTGATGTAGCAAAAGAAACAATTGTATTGGAATTGTTTTTGTAGAAAATTTTACCATCCGTATAGTTGATGGCAATTTCACCGTGCTCAAGGACAGAGGGGGCAGAATTCGCGGTACTAGAATTTTTAATTTTTATGGTGTTAGCCATAAAAACCTCCTACTTAGAATGTACCACCATCAACTGTCACATTATCCAGATTTGTACTAGAAAGAATTGTTGTTCCATTAAATTTTAAAACTTTTCCAGAGGCGAGGTTGAGATGCTCCGAAGACGTCCAGGAATCAGTTGCATCAACCCAATTGAATGTTTTTGTGCTCGTTCCAAGAACAGAGATGCCAGCGCCATCGGCTGTTATGTCTGTTGGAGCGGCAACATTCGCAAGAACAACATTCTTATCCTCAACAACAAGTGTCGCTGTATTTAGGGTTGTGGTATTCCCTTGAACTGTTAAATCCCCTGTTACAGTTAAATTATTTGAAATTGTCACATTAGATGGAAGACTCAAAGTAACAGCGCCAACCCCCGAGTTAGAAACTGTAATTTCATTTGCAGTACCAGTAAGACCAGTAACAAGATTTGTTGTTCTATCACTAATTTGCGATGCTGTAATTGAAATCGATGTATTAGCGGCAGCAGTCAAGCGACCTTGAGCATCGACAGTAAATGTCGCAACTGATCCAGCTGCTCCATAGCTTGCAGGAGTTACTGCTGTATTGTCAAGATTGATTGTAACTGTATCAGTCGCTCCAACAACTGAAGACAGGCCCGTTCCGCCAGAAACTGTAAGGGTATCTGTTCCCGTTGTTATCGTTTGAGGGGTGCCACTATCTCCAGATAAAGTAAATGTTGATGATATATTTGCAATTAATCCGTCAACATAAGCCTTTGTTGCAGCATGTGTATTTGCTGATGGAGTAGGAACAATAACAATACCGTTAAATGTTTTATTACCCCC